GGGCACCACCAGCACTGATCATGCCCGTGCGAATGCCATCCCATTGGTTTTGTCCGATGTCCACATAGATGTAGGCACCAGGGGACAATGGATCCTGAGTGGGGAAGGTACGAAACTCAACAGCTCTCCTCACCCAATGACGAGTGTTGCACAGGAGCTTTGCGTAAAGGATAGCCTGGTCTCTATTGGTTACAAATTGTGATAAGTCAAAGGTTTGGCGAATCGAATCAGCCTCAATTGCGTCTGTCCTTTTAATTTCAACAGTTCTATTGCGAGCAAAGATGCCATTGATGTCGGTGTCTCTGTAGGTGACGGATGCAATTAAGTCTTGCACATTGGAACCGTAATCAAGATGTTCTTCCTTGTAACTATCCTCAATAATATTACCCTGGTTGAACAAGGCTGAAATGTTAACAGTTCTATCAATGGCGCCAGTAAGAGCATTGTACGGAACGGCTGGTACAAGAGTTTCTTGCCCACCAATACGAGCAAATTCCAGCAAGCTATAAGATGCCACTCCCACCCAGAATTCTCGCCAACTCGTCGGATCAGCAATAATGCCATCCATATAAAGGCCATTGGTTTTACAGAATAACTTAGACTTCGCTAATTGCTCAATATTGATAGCATTACCGTTGGCATATTTACCAATGCCATCTTCACTGTCCATGGCGGAATCATAAAAAATATCTGGCGCAAAGCATGTTGGGCCATCTTCCGTAGCAGGCAAATAGTTGTACCCTGGATTGCCCCATTGCGTATTATTTTCATCATTTCCGCTGGTCCTTAGCTTCTTCACCCATCGTCCTTGCGTGACATAGGCAGTGAAGCTGCGAAGGTCTTGCAAGTTGCGGCCAGAGAAGATATTAAAACCAATCAAACTTAATTGATTGTAAAGCTTGGGGAAATCAGTGAAAGGCTGAATAATTTGTTCTGTCACGCAAGTTAAAGACAATTCAGGGCCATTGTCAAAAGTGGAGGTGATTTGTGTGTCGGCATCTAAGTTGAACAAGTCCCATTCGTTAATGCCGCTTGGGTTTTCATTCAATGGGGGAAAGCCTGATGCGCTGCTAATAAGTCTTCCCGTAAATTGAAACTGGGCTAGTGTCTGCGGTTCCCCTGAATTTTCAATGTAGAGGTAGGAAACTTGTCCATTTGCGCCACGCAATTCTGGATGCTTGGCAATTTCAGCCAATGGATCGGCAACTGGCTCAAGCTTGAACTGCCAAAACTTTGCATCGGCGGTGGCAGTAAGGCCACTGTTAAATTTAAGATAGATGAAATTGTCGTTGTCAGTGGCGCGGCTAATGGCAAAAATACCAGGCACATAGGCAAACTCCTTACCCACTTCTTTGTATTTAATGAGAAACAAGCTTGTTCGATTCTTGATGCCATTGTCACTCACTGGATAACCAGCGCGACGTTCTGAACCGTATTCCGCCTGCCTACCACTAAGGCGTTTATTCACTCGCCCCTTGATTGCCAAGTCAACAATATGACACTGCTGAAGAGTTTGGTAAGATGCTTCTTCAAACTTAGCGAGTGCTTTGGTGTAGAAATAATTATCTTCGTCATAATTTGCTATGGAGGCATCTGCATCTGTCACAAAGTTGTAAGCCCCCGCTTCCGCAGTTGTAAACCCTCTCACCTGCTCGTTGCCAGCATAATAAGTTCTTTCTTCGGTATAACTATTATCACCGCTGTAAACTGTTACGGTATTGGTTGAATAAACAGCTCTTTGTATGGAACCACTTGCAAAAATCTCATCAATTGTTGCAGCCCGATAAGTCATGCCATAAGTAGTCTGCCCATTAGCATCAAGTCCAGTTTCTACAATCCCAGCCTCAATTATTCTGGAGTCTTCATTTTGCACTGCCGTTAATGTTGTCTTTGCACCTACATAATTTGCTGAATTAAGTACAGACTGCCTAAAGCTCTCTTGAGCGCCCTCAAGCGTTTGATTACTATAAGCAACTGGTGGTGCATATCCAGCTTCCGTGCAATACAGCGTGACGATCATGTCGCCATCATCAGTGGAACCCTTCGATACTGTTTGCACCTTAAAGCGAGCAGAGCCAAGCTTGAAGATGCCGCTTTCATCAAACGTGCTAGCCAGCGCTCGCCTTGCCTCCTGAGCCTGTGTATTCACATCGTCAGCAGCGGACTGCGTGTCTTTCAGCGTGACTGTGATGACTGTGTCAATGGGAATAAGCTGCAGCGGCGACCACTGCAACGAAGCATAAATACCAAGTTCTGCTGCCATCTTGTCGCCTGCAGAATTGCGTTGATACACCAGCACGTTAATTGGTACAATTCCGTACACGCCAATTACGTTTTGTGATGCTGGAGAATAGGCTTGGCTGAAACCATCCACTCTTGTATTAGCAGCAGTTGTTTGCAAGCGATATGGATTGTCATTAGCTGAACCATAAAGAGTGGGGTCTGTGGAATATTGGGAATTGATTTCATTTGCCCATTGCAGAAAGCCAGTAGCATTCTGCCTGAAATACATCCAACGATTTTGTTGCGTGATGTCGGTTAATGCTGCTTGACCAAAGGCACATTTGTTAATATCAATGGCGCCAATTCCCCTGCCGCTAAGCGTCATCAATAATTGAACAAATTGATTCGAGCCATAACTTCTCACTGCAGACCAAATCAATGATCCGGCTACTCTCACTCCACCACGAACATTAACGGAAGCGTCTGTATAAACAAGATTAACTGGGTCGCCATATACGGCAAGTTCTTGCTGGCTATTGAAACCAAATCGTGGAGAGAATTTTGATTCTCTTGTTTGCGCTTGACCGCCACCATTAGGCGTATCAAAACTTGGCAGCTTGGGTTGCAAGAATAAGGCTGCAACCACTTGAAAGATAATGCCAATAACTGTCAATACAATGGCAACAGCCGCCCAGTTCCTTGTGTCAAGAACCGTGCCCTCTTTTGGGTCTGTATAAATTTCTTGCAAAGCAATAAACTCTAAATACTCCTCCTTGCTTACGCCAAGAGCATCAATCAAATTATGCTCGTAGGGAAGAAGTTTTCTCATTTGTCCATCCAGAAGTAATGGCCAATGTTAGCCGGGATTGCTGATCTTACAACAAGTCTACTAGGGGCAATAAAAAGCACTTCCCCATTGTCCATAACTGTTCCCAATGCAGCGCCCATGCTTCCATCTAACAACACAATGGCATGAGGCCTCGGGCTGTCTAAACGCCTTCCATTTTTATTTAGCCATTTGATAATCCATCGAAATGGAAAAGTCTGCTCAGTGTATTGCTCAAACACCCAATTAAAATCTTCTCGGTAGTCATGGTATCCAAGGCGCCTATGCACTTCGCAGGCCAACAGAAAGCAATCAGCCTTGCCGCTGCCATCGCCAGGGTTGCCGCCCCAGCCATGCTCTAGGCCAATCAAGTCGTTGAAGTTCATTGCAGGTAGAGCTGGGAGTCCAATGGAAGCGGGCCAACAAGCTCTCGCGTTAAAGTGCGAGCCGGGAAGTTAGACGACACTGAGTCAATGGCAGAGCGAAAGCGCAACTCTACTGTGGTTTCATTTAACGAAGCACCAATCCCTACATAATATTCAGTTTGTACATTAGGAGTGTAAGCTTCAGTGTTGGTGAGCCATTGAGTGGTCAGCACCAAGGTGCTAAGTCTATTGCCATTGCCAGCATCTAACAAGCGAACAATAAGTTCAATATTGGGAAACAACACTTGCAGCAAGCTATTGTCGCCATTCAGCGAAGAAATGCTACCTTCCGCTCGGAAAGGAGCAAACTCATATTGCTTGCCGCCATAAGTGATTTGCTGATTGGAGAAATAATTCTGATACTGGTGGATGGCGCCAGTGCTTGTTGCCAACACTAAAAATTGACAAATGCGAATATCAATGGTCATACGTCGTCCGTCTTGGGATCACGAATTTCACCAATCAGGGTCAATGATACAACACTGATACCAGGAAAGATGGATTCAATGGCGGGAGGGCTTTCATATTCCCATCGTAAAGTTGACACTGCTTTCACGCTAGTAGCAAGAGCATTGTTCATCCCGGCAACAATACTGTCTGGCAGTTGAAAACGTTGGGTGCGTTGCGTTTGATATTGATAGTGTGCAATAATTTCCTGCACTTTATCATCGGTGATGTTAGTAAATTCAAGTTCTAGCTTTG